GAGGATGATATCTCAAATTGTCGCTTAATTCCAGATACAGACAGTATTAAGGGGCAGGAAGTGAGAAATCAGTTCGATTTTGACGCAACAAAGATGCCTGAAGTTAATGCGATTTCAGTACCTGAAGATGCCCAAGTTAGTGTCTATGATAAGGATACGGTGGCACATTACTTGGCATTAAATGGTGATAATCCTAGCGATAGCGATATTTTTGATATTTTGATGAATAAGGAACAAATTGTGCTAACAGGAGTGCCAGGTGTCGGAAAATCAAGATATACAAAAACTCTTACAGAAAGTGGGAAATTTGCTGATAGCTTAACGATACAGTTTCATGCAAATTATTCATATGAAGATTTTATTGGTGCTGAAGTTCTTAGATCAGAAGATGGAGGTACATATGTCACTACCAAACAGGGAGTATTCTTAAAATACATTGAGAAGGTTAAGAGTGATCCAGATAAATCAAATAAATATTTGCTGGTGATTGACGAATTGAACCGTGGAAATATTGCAGAAATATTTGGAGAATCAATTCTTGCTTTGGACAGAAATTATGAAGCGAGTTTGTCAAAAGAATATGAAGATGTAGGAACTCTCTCAATTCCACACAATTTGTATATTGTGGCAACGATGAATACAAGTGATAGAAATATTGCTTTCTTAGATTTAGCGATAAGAAGAAGATTTGCATTCGTACCTCTTTTGCCAAATTATGACTTCTTATCTGAGGAAGTTATATTCCAAGACTTTGATTTGGGAAATATTTTAAAACAGATTAATCAGAGAATTATTGACACTTTAAAAGACCCAGAGCTTATTTTAGGCCAGTCCTATTTTATCCCGAAGACTAATGAGTCAGGTAAATATATTTGGGAAGCAAATGACTTTAAAAACCAATTTAATTTTGTCTTGTTACCAACATTAAGAGAATACAGCTTTAATAATGCGAGTGCCATTGGATCAATTGTCGGAGAAAACCTGTCCGATGGAATACAAGATTTAGATGATTTCATGGCTTCCTTCTCTGCTGAATTTGGAGAATGAGGAGATGTGCTATGGAAATAATGGAGTCTGCTGAACAAAACATTATTACTGTCCAGCCAGAAGAAATGGCTTTTTTTGAAGAGTTCACTAAAAAGTATGCGATTAGCTGGACCCGAGAAGAAAAACTGAACAATATTCTTCCTTTAAGTAAGTCGTATGTTGGTTATATAACAACTCCAACAAGAGTTATATCTTTGAATCCTAAGTATCACGAAATTGGATTCGAACACATTATACGAATTTATCTTTATGTGTATGGGTACAGACCAACTGATAGCACAGCGATTTTGGATGTTTCTGAGTCTGAAACAAGTGCAGATGTTGCATCAATGTTCATTAAGAACCTCAAAAGAAATATTCAAGAAGGAATTATACGTTCTTATCAAAAGACAGATATTAAAAGCGAATTGTTACAAGGTAAAGTTAATTATACTCGAACTTATACGAATGTACTTACTGGTAAAGGAAAGCCAGTTATGAGTAGAGTATCAAAATTGTCGATTAAGAATAATATTAATTCGCTGATACTATCTGCATTAGAAAAATTAAAACATACGGACGAGTATTTCTCAGATGCAGCACAGTTGGAAATGTATTTTTATGGGGCTGACAAAAATGTTCAAAATGGCAGTGCTTTACTTCAAGAAATAACTTTTAATTCCAACACTGCTAGATATAGGAGAACTTTAACGTATGCAGCAATGATTATCGATCAATTAACATACAGTGATAAGGGATCCTCCGTTGGAACGGACAGTTTTTTGATTAATTTTGATAGGCTGTTTGAAGATTTTGTAGTTAAAGTTCTCAAAGAAATTCCAGAAAAACGTGAATTTACTACGTGGTCAGCTAAGAAAAGATTTGCAGATGTAATAGGTAGTACTGGAGTATATTCTGGAAGAGAATATCAACCGGACATCATATATAGGTATAAAGAGGAAGATGAAGTATTTGACTATATGCCATCGGCTTATGCTGTACTGGATGTGAAAAATAAAGCATATGGACAATTTAAAAATGCAGATATATACCAGATTATGATGTATGCAAAATTACTTCACAGTGAAAAAGCATTGTTGTTATACCCATCGTTTACCAATAGAAGAACAGAAATACTCTCATTAAATTCCGAAATTTTTAATCCCTCATTAATATATGCTTGCTTCGTCAATATAGGGGATGAGAGTGGTGATAAATTTTTGCAATCGATTCATGAGTTTGCAAATAATGTTGTATATACAATACAGGATATATAGCATTTGTAGAAAAGGAGCTAAACTGAGGCATGTTCACTGAGATATGCAGGGATATATTCCTTTGAATTTTCAACAATTAACACTTGGCTATATAAGGAGGGAGGTCGCAAAAATGAAAAGATTATGTTTGGAAACAATAATTACCCTAATATATCAAAGCCGCACACGTAGTGCTGATACTATTAAGTCTGTGTGTAGTGGTATTTTTGCAACCTACGATTTGGATATAACATCCTATAACAAAGAATTATCGAGTCATCTGAAAAGTAAACATGACCCTGTTCCTGTCGAATTGATATTCGCAGCTAGAATTGCAAATATTGATTGTGTTGCAAAAGGCATTGAAGATAATTTAATTCCTTCGATTTAAAACAATTATCCTACTTTAAATTTTAGGTTTGGAGGATATACAGATACGCTTAATTTTGGCAGAGATGCTCTTTAATTGCTATCTGAGCAGGAAGAAGATTGATATTGATAAGCTGAAATTGTAGGAGGTGCTATGTATGGCGGTAAGCCGCTCATTTACGGATTATGTTAGAAAGAAATATGACAATGAGTTCTGGGCGGCAGCCGAGCAGTTCATTGAGGATAACCAGGACTATATAAAAAAACTGGCTACTAGAGTGCATTCTGTCGGAGAAACTGAGATTGCAGATGTTCATGTGGAGCATGTCTGGGTGGAAGATCTTCCGGGAATGAAGATTAGTTTCGATGTTGCTCTGTCAGTGAATATTGAAATAAAAGATGGCAACCATCACTATGATGTATCAGAAGAGAGAACTTTCTGGTTGATGGTGTCCTGTCGGGGTGATCTGGATATGAAACTGGAGGACTTTGAAATTACATCGGTATCTAGCTACAATGGTAAGAATCGAGTGAAAGATCCGATGGATGATTCCCTTGTGCCAATTATTCCTTATTCTGAACTTGAAAGGGTTGCAGAGAATTTTTTAAAGAAAAATTTCCCAGAAGCACTGAGAGTTCCCCCAAGGGGTCAATCTCCCGTGTGGGTAGATCCGACAAGATTGGTAGAAGCACTGGACTTGACGATTCAAAGCCACCGTATTAAAGATGATTCATCGGTTTTCGGTCAGATTTATTTTGAGGAAGCCGATGCTGACATTTATGATGATGATGCAGAGAAAGATGTTCTTACTCATATTAAAGGAAAAACCATTCTTGTAGATCCTTTGGTGTACCTACTTCGAAATATCGGATCAGTGAATACAACCATAATTCATGAGTGCGTTCACTGGGATAAGCATAGGAAAGCTTTTGTATTAGAACGGCTTTATAATGAAGCAGCATCATGCATCAGCTGCGAAGTTGTAGGCGGTGCAGCATCCGAAATATCAAAAAAATCTACGGAATTCATGGAGAAACAGGCTAATCAGCTTGCACCAAGAATTCAGATGCCACAGACTCCGTTTAGAGCCAAGGCGAACGAGTACATAGCTACATTTTTGCGTGAGACCGATGCTCAATACGAAATGGATGTTATGGAGATGGTCATCGACCAACTTGCAGTCGATTTTGGAGTATCCAGGCAGGCGGCTAAGATTCGATTAGTAGAACTTGGATTTGATGGTGCAATCGGAACTTTTAACTATGTTGATGGTCAGTATGTCCGACCACATGGTTTCCGAAAGGGCTCAATTGAAGCATATCAGACATTTACGATAAGTGCTCAAGATGCAGCTATTCAGCGCTTCTCAAATCCGGAACTCCGTGAAAAGACTGCTAATGGTGATTATCTGTTTATAGAAAATCATTATGTCTACAATTCTCCGCTATATGTTTGCACTGATATGGACGGTCGGCTTATACTGACTGATTATGCCAGAGCACATATGAACGAATGTTGTCTTGTCTTTGATCTAAGCATCACGAGTAAGGTAGAGTCCGCATACCATACCATCTGCTTCTTGAACAGAGAGCAGAGCGATATTACCTTTGATGTAAAATATCACAATGGGTATCAGAATGCTCCACCGGAACGACAGATTGCAATGCGAAAGAAGCAACAGGAGGAGTGGCTGAATATTCGAAAGCAGATGACGGACGATCCAGAGCAGTGCATGGAGTTGTTGTTAGACTGGAGAAATATGAAATACACGGATCTCGGTGACTTGATTGATAGAGATCCGAAAACAATCAGCCGTATCGTTAAAGGGAAAACAGCTCCGAATCTGAACACTGCTGTGTTGATTTGTTTCGGGCTTAACTTGCCACCAATGATAAGCGAGAAGCTGTTGGATGTTTTGGGATGTAAGCTGAAACCGTTTGATCCAGAACATCAGTGGATTAGTGAAGCCTTACATGTGAAGTACCCGGAACCACTGTGGGTTGTTAAAGAATATCTTGAGCAATATGATGTAGCAATTTAAAAATTTATTTTATAAAAAACGGACATGCCATGTCCGTTGCTAGAGTGACCTGGAAGAAGAAAACTTCCGGGTCTTTTACTATGCGGCAAAAAAGAAAGTGCTATTGCAAATATATGCAATAGCAAAAATATATTTGCACATATTGACAAATAATGCAAATGGTGTATAATAATATCATAAAAATGCAAAGGAGACACTGATATGTCAGAAGAACGGAAATTAGCTGATGTTAAAATTAGTGATATCAAAGATGTAGACATAATGCGTGGTTTCATAGCAACTGCGGGTATGGGACTCTGCAATAAAGATGAAACCTTGGATAAAAAGCAGGTGGTAGAAGATAAACTAGATGATTTAAATAGCCGTCTTGCAGAACTTGAGGATGCACTGCAAAGGTGGGAACGCACGAAACAAAGTTCATCATCAAAGGAAAGCTATGATCTTATCGAAGAATATGGAACGGAGGAAAGCATACGTAATCGTTTGGATGTACTGAATAAGGAACGTACTCAGTGGGCAGGTTTTCTTACTCAGTTGGAGTTATACTTAAGTGAATGTAAAAATTTTAATAAAACGCTTTGTTTTTCAAATATTCGGGAATTATTACGTCAAAATCCAGATGTTAAAATAGGTCAGATTGAAAAGGAAGCAGGAATCAGATTAGGATATATGTCTCGTCTGGAGAAGGATGGAAATACATCCGAGCCGAGTATGGAATTTGTTGTAACGGCAGCAAAGCTTCTTAAGGTTAGTGTTGATACTTTGATATCTGTTGATCTTACTGGACTTACACCGACAGAGCAGTATATTACAAGTTTCTTCGATAAATTAAAGGAAGATACATTAAAGGATAGGCTCGATTGGAATCGAGAGACAGCGTTTAATCTGAATCGAATGGAGCCGGATAGGAATGGTTTCGTATACCATCCTCTGTTTGCAGAAGAAACATTTTATGAGGAGACAGACTGTGAATATCCGCAGGAAGTAACTAAAATCGTATTCAATTCAAAGACCTTTGGTCCCAAGACATATATTGCCGGAGATTGTTTTAATCTTAGATTAAAACATGGAACAACGCTTTATCTTATGGATATTGAGAAGAGCATTCATAAAGTTGGAGATCCTTCTGCAGCTGCTAAAGAAGCTTGGATGTATGTACCGTCCAAGGGAAGTCAATTATTGGTAGCCTCACAGGATGATACACCAGTAGCTCCGTTTCTTGAGTTACTATTCTCAACTGTAAAGGAGCGTATGGAACATCCGAAGGTAAACAATGACGTGATGTATGCAATTGATGCATTCATGAAGGATGATATATCTGATGACATGGATGAAATGCCATTCTAAGAAGGAGGTCGAGTTGAGTGATAAAGACACCTATTAGAAATCTTCACAGCGACAAAGATATACCGCCTCGTTTCTGCAATGTTATTGTAAATGGGGAAGATGTAACGCTTGAGGTAAAGATAAATAAAAATAAGTTTGAAACGATTTCTTGGGAAGACATGCAATACCAAGTAAATCAAGCAATAATGAAAGCAGCAAAAGAATAAATTAGAAACTACCGCAAACTGCCCCGTAACGAATCGAGGAGCTAACCGCCGGAGTTATCTGCAAAAGCCTTTATAGGCAAAGTAGGTAACTCCGGCTTTTTTGTGTTTTACGGCAGTTTTCAGCGGACATGGCGTGTCCATCACGAGAAAAATTTCCAGTGTACACTATAAATAAAAACACCTGACATTGAGATGGGTACACAGAAATGCGTATCCATCTAAGTGCCAGAGGCACTTAAAAAATAAATATCACAAGGCCTGATTAGCTATAAGGGCATTGGGATACAGATATCGGCATCGATCACATGACAACCTGTGAAAGGTGCGATAGAAGTACCCTTATTTCCTTATGCTCTTTTTCAGGCAATTCATGGGTCGGTACTTCTATAGGCACCGACCCTATTTGTTTCCTATGCCCTTCTGCAAGAACCAGGCAGAAAGGCAGGAGACTATGAAGATTAAGATTCGTTACGAGAACGAGTATCAGACCCTTGAGGTTGAGAACATGGAATTGGAGAAATGGTTAAACATCTCCGTTTCTGAAGAAGAGAGTCAGGAAGACTACGAAAAGAGAATCCAAGATGTAATCGAAGAGAGATTCAACAGACCCGATTACAACAGCTGGCACAAGCATGACCGTCATACTGGCAACGCTTATATGAAGAGCAAGGACGGGACAGTTGAGGTCAACACAGAAGAGGCAATCATGTTTAGAGCAGCTGATAAGTCAGCTTTCAGCAGTTCCATTGATGGAGTACATAACCAGTTTGAATACGAAGAGTGCTGTGAAACATTGAGAAGTCTTCTTAAACCTGCAGTAGCAGATATGGTCATTGCTATTGCACTTGATGGTTACACCGTTGGTGAGTATGCAGCAGAAATCGGTGAGGATGCCAACACTGTCAGTCATCGTTACAGACGTGCAATCAACAAATTGAAAAAAGTTTTTTCAAAAACGTCCTTTTAACCCTTCTCCCAAGGCTACCAGGTAGGAGGGTGACACCTCCGAGAAATTTATTTAAGGAGGTAATTCGTATGGAATTACAAGTATTTAACAGCACAGAGTTTGGCTCTGTAAGAACAGCAACTGTAAACGGCGAGATTATGTTTTTTGCAAAGGATATAGCAACAATTCTTGGATACAGTAATCCGAGAGATGCTATTAACAAGCATGTTGATGATGAAGATAAGGGAGTAGCAAAATGCGACACCCTTGGTGGTATTCAAGATTTAACAATTATCAATGAGTCAGGTCTTTACAGTCTTATCCTTTCAAGCAAGATGCCTAATGCGAAGAAGTTCAAACATTGGGTAACGGCAGAGGTTCTTCCGGCTATCCGTAAACATGGAATGTATGCCATCGATGAGATTTTGGAAAATCCTGATCTTGCGATTGCAGCACTTACACAGCTTAAGGAAGAGCGTGAGAGAAGAAAACAGCTTGAATGCCAGACACTAATTCAGCGTCAGCAGATTGCAGAGATACAGCCAAAGGCAAGCTACTATGACCTTATTTTACAGAACAAAAACACAGTACCAATTACACAGATTGCAAAGGACTACGGTATGAGCGGTCGCAAGTTCAATGAACTTCTTCATGAACTTGGGGTTCAGTACAAGTTCAGAAAGACATGGCTTTTATATCAGCAGTATGCAGAATGCGGATACACACAATCACGTACCTATGCAATTGATGAGAGCAGAAGTGTGATGCATACCTATTGGACACAGAAGGGCAGACTTTTCCTTTATGACCTTCTAAAGAACGAAGGTATCTTACCAGTCATTGAACAGGAGGATTAAAAGATATGGGCATTGATAAGTTTAATCACGAAGGGTATGCAGACCCGACTACATATGAGGCTCTTACCAATATCCATCGTGAAGAAGTGGTAGCTGATAAAAAGGCTGCATATCTTCCGTTGGTATATGTTTGCAGTCCGTATGCAGGTGATATCGAGAATAATGTAAAGAATGCAAAAGCGTACAGCAGATTTGCCGTTGATAAGAATGCTATCCCGATAACACCTCATCTTCTCTATCCACAGTTTATGAATGATTGCAATGAAACGGAACGTGAGATGGCTATGCACTTCAATTATGTACTTCTTGGTAAATGCACGGAACTTTGGGTATTTGGTGGAGTGGTAAGTCGTGGTATGAATCGTGAAATCGGTGTTGCAAAGAAAAGAAGAATGAAGATCAGATGGTTTGACCATGCGATGAAGGAGGTAAATGAATATGCTTAATTTCACTATATACACAGCAGATTGTGTCGGTAATAGCGGGAACTGTTTGTATCCCAACAAGATAATTGTTACCGACAAGGAATCCTTTATCAAAGCAACGAAGATGGATCATGTAACTGCAAAGTATAAAAGGAATTATCGCAGTAAGGATAATTTCGAGTTTTCCGACTGTATTCCGCTTGACTGTGATAATGACCATTCGGACAACCCGAATGAATGGGTAACTCCTCTTGATATAGCACTTGAAATACCGGGTGTTGCTTTTGCTGTATCGTATAGCAGACACCACAACCTTCCAAAGGGAAATAAGTCTGCTAGACCAAGATTTCATATCTTCTTCCCTATTGAGATTGTATCGGATGAGCAGGAGTATGCAGATATGAAACGCAGGATTGCCGTTGCTTTTCCTTATTACGATACCAACGCACTTGATTCGGCTCGTTTCCTTTATGGAAATGACTCTGATGAAGTGGAGTTCTATGAAGGGAATAAAACCATTCTTGATTATCTGGAAGAGGATGACTTTGCTGACTTCGATGCAAGTCTTGAGCAAGTACTAGAAGGTCAGCGTAACAGTACCATGAGCCACATTGCCGGAAAGATTATCAAGAGATATGGAAATACAGAAGAAACTTATCAGATTTTCCTTAAGAAGGCAGAACTCTGTAATCCACCACTCCCTGAAAGCGAACTTAAGGTGATATGGCGAAGTGCATCAAGGTTCGGTAACAAGGTGTCAAACCAAGAAGGATACATTCCACCCGAGGAATATAACTCTGACTGCAAACTAAAACCTGAAGATTTCTCAGATGTAGGACAAGCTACTGTTCTTGCACGGGAGTATAAAAATATTCTCTCCTATTCCCCATCTACCGACTATATGGTCTACAACGGAAGTTTTTGGGAGGAATCGAAACCAAAGGCTCAAGGCGTTTCTCAAGATTTGACCGAAAGACAGCTTGCTGAGTCTGAAACCGAAATAAAAAAAGCCATGGATAAGCTCGTCAAAAATGGTGGTATGGAGATAATTGTATCTGTTGGTGCAAAGAAAGCTTTGCAGATGTTTAACAAGGAGCAGACACACACATATGAGATGTATGACAATGCCCTGAATTACAAGAAATATGCTGTCAAACGCAGAGATACAAAGTGTATTTCCGCAACGCTCAAGGAGGCTCGACCTATGCTTGAAGTTGAACAAAGATATCTGGATGCAGACGAATTTTTGCTGAATACACCAAGCTGTACATATGACCTCAGACACGGACTTGACCTTGCAATCGAACATAATCCCGAACATCTAATTACGAAACAGACAACCGTTAATCCGTCAGATGACGGTATGGATATATGGAAATCCGCACTTGATACTTTCTTTTTGGGTGACGATACCCTTATTGACTATGTTCAGAGAATGGTTGGTCTTTCTGCAATCGGCAAGGTATATGTTGAGGCTCTCATCATTGCATATGGTGAAGGCAAAAACGGTAAAAGTACATTTTGGAATGTCATAGCAAGGGTTCTGGGTACATATTCAGGCAACATCTCTGCGGATATGCTTACAGTCGGGTGCAGAAGAAATGTTAAACCTGAGCTTGCAGAGGCAAAAGGCAAACGAATGTTAATTGCATCTGAACTTGAGGAAGGTATGAGGCTTAACACGGCAAATGTTAAACAGCTCTGCTCCACCGATGAAATCTATGCAGAAAAGAAATACAAAGACCCTTTCTCATATACTCCTACTCATACTCTTGTGCTGTATACCAACCACCTGCCGAAAGTCGGTGCTATCGACAAAGGTACATGGAGAAGACTTATTGTAATTCCGTTTGATGCAACAATTGAGGGTAATGCTGATATTAAGAACTATGCGGACTATCTTTTTGAGCATGCCGGCGGTGCAATTCTCAGTTGGGTTATTGAGGGATCAAAAAAGGTGATTAAAGATAATTACAAAATCACTCCTCCGCAAAAGGTCTGTGATGCAATTGAGCATTACAGGGACAGCAACGATTGGCTCTCATATTTTTTGAGCGAACGCTGTGAAATTGACTCATCATACATTGCAAAGTCGGGAGAGGTATATAACGAATACAGAATTTTCTGTACTCAAATGGGTGAATATATCCGCAGTACAACGGATTTCTATACTGCTCTTGAAACCGTGGGTTTTGAAAAATTTCGTGACAGGAACGGCAGATACATCAAAGGCTTAAAACTCAAGACAGACTTTATGGAAGAGGACTAATGACAGTAGGTGTGACAGTTTATGACGGCTATTTACTATCCTTTTCTTATAGAATAAAAAAATAAGCTTTATATATAAGTATAGGAAATGACAGTCGTACCCTGTCACACCTTGAATTGAGGTGTAAAAATGCGTGAAAGTGAAATTGAAAGAATATTAGTAAAAAAAGTGAAGATAGATGGAGGTATCTGTCTGAAATGGGTATGTCCCTCATTTAACGGTATGCCTGACAGATTGATATTTTTACCAAACGGTCATTTTGGCATGGTGGAACTGAAAGCTAACGGCCAAAAGCCGAGAGCACTCCAGCTTGCACGGTATAAGATGCTGAAACGATTGGGATTCAAGGTTTATGTGATTGACGATGTAGAGCAGATTGGAGGAATGATTGATGAAATACAAGCCACATAGCTATCAGGAATATGCAATCAGATATATTGAAACTCATCCGATTTCAGCACTGCTGATTGATATGGGACTTGGCAAGACCTCAATTACATTGACTGCAATTCGCAATCTCCTTTTTGACAGCTTTGAGGTGTGCAAGGTGCTTGTAATCGCACCGCTCAGGGTTGCAAAAAACACATGGACTGATGAGATAAAAAAGTGGGAGCATTTAAGCACTCTCACTTATTCACTGATAATCGGCAATGAAAATGAACGACTTTCAGCACTCAATGAACAAACTGACATCTACATAATCAACCGAGAAAATGTTGACTGGCTTGTGAATAAAAGCGGATATAAATTTGACTTTGATATGGTTGTTATTGACGAGCTCAGTTCGTTTAAAAATCATCAGTCAAAGCGTTTCAAAAGTCTTATGAAGGTGCGACCGCTTGTAAAGAGAATTGTCGGCCTGACAGGTACTCCCTCATCAAACGGACTTATGGATTTGTTCGCTGAATTTAAAATTCTTGATATGGGCAAACGGCTCGGTTATTTTATCGGGCAGTACAGGAACACATATTTCAAACCCGACAAGATGAATGGTCCGATTGTGTATTCATATAAGCCTCTGCCAAATGCCGAGAATGCCATCTACGAAAAAATATCAGACATCACGGTTTCTATGAAAGCAAATGAATATCTGAAAATGCCTGAGCTTTTAACAAGCAACTATGTTGTTGAACTCTCCAACAGCGAAAAGAATCAGTACGATGAAATGAAGAAAAGCTTGGTCCTTGAAATCACTGACGGAGAAATTACCGCATCTAATGCCGCCTCCCTTTCAAACAAGCTATGCCAGCTTTCAAACGGTGCAATTTACGATGACGAGCAGAATATAGTTGAAATTCACGACCGAAAGCTTGAAGCACTTGAGGATATAATTGAGAGTATGAACGGCAAACCTCTGCTTATTGCGTATTGGTACAGACACGATTTGGAACGGATAAAGAGCAGTTTTTCTGTTCGTGAAATCAAAACAAGTGAGGATATTTCCGATTGGAACGATGGCAAAATTCCCGTTGCACTCATTCACCCTGCAAGTGCCGGACACGGACTTAATCTTCAAAACGGGGGTTCAACTCTTGTGTGGTTTGGCCTTACATGGTCACTTGAGCTTTATCAGCAAACCAACGCAAGACTGTATCGACAGGGACAGAAAAACACTGTTGTTATTCAGCACATAATCACAAAAGGCACGATTGATGAACAAATTTTGAAAGTCTTGCAGAAAAAGAATAAAACGCAGGCGGATTTGATTGATGCCGTAAGGGCAGATTTGGAGGTATAAAATGACGGCAAAGGAATATTTAAGTCAGGCATACAGACTTGACAAAAGGATAGATTCAAAAATTGAACAGCTTAAATCACTTAATCTTCTTGCAACAAAATGCACATCTACATTATCGGATATGCCAAAAAGCCAAAGTATCAGTAACTCTCGACTTGAGGATACTGTTGTAAAAATTGTTGATTTGCAGGAAGAAATAAACAGGGACATCGACAGCCTTGTTGATTTAAAGCGAGATATTGTGAGAACAATAAAATCCGTACAGAATCCGGAGTATCAGATAATTCTTGAATTGAGATATTTGTGCTTTAAAACCTGGGAAGAAATAGCGGTACAGATGAATTGCAGTATTGACAATGTGTTCAAGATAAGAAAAAACGCATTAAAAAGTGTTGTAATTCCCGAAAGTTGACAGTAAATTCCATAGAATTACAGTATGCTCATCTGCTATAATATAAACAGTGAAATAGACTTTGAAAGCCTTGCAGAGAAATTTGCAGGGCTTTTCTTATGCCAAAAAGGAGGAGTTTATGCCACATAAACCAAAGCAGGGTTGTGCATATCCAAACTGTCCAAAACTTACAAACTGGCGGTATTGTGAGGAACATCAAAGGCTGATTGCAAAGCAGTACAACCGATTCACACGAGCGGTTGATGTCAACAAGAAGTACGGCAGAGCGTGGAAAAAAATTCGTGACCGCTATGTGCAGGCACATCCGTTGTGTGAGCAGTGCCTCAAACAGGGAAAAACAACACCTGCCGAGGAGGTTCACCATATCATCCCGCTCTCAAAAGGCGGTACACATAGTACAGATAATCTAATGAGCCTTTGCCAGTCCTGCCACAATAAAATTCACCACGACCTTGGAGACAGATAAAAAAAGGACTACCCGCGTGAAGGTAGTCCTAAAATATGGCGGAGCGGACAGGATTCGAACCTATCGCAGCACGCTTGTAACACTTTTGTTTATCCCAGCGAATTTCGCAGACATACTTGATCACTCCGCGTGTACCGCACCAAACCGTGTTGTTTCTGTATTCCATAATCTTTTCACCACTTTCAAAATAAGCAAGAACAGATATAGCTGTTTGAACAAATGTTAAAAGGAGTGTTATTTCATCAATTGGAAATCCGAACATAAGGAATAAAGCAAAAGTGTATACCAACTTTTTTATTTATTCTACCATTTGAGTTTTTATTTGTCAATTTTCAGCAAATGGTGGGGGTATCAAAATCTCTGCGAGGCATATAGCGGACAACGGCGGAGGGTGTCACGCACAAAAACGGCAGTTCAAACGGGGTATTAAAAATTGTGAAAGAAGGTGATTTTATATGGCAAAGGACGGTACAAACAGAGGCGGCAGACGAGTTCGGGCCGGTGACAAGCCAATGTCCGTGGCAGAAAAATTGCAAAAAGGTCAGGCTATTCGGCTAATGGAAAACGATATACCCGTGCTTACGAGTGCGGAACTTGAGGCCGTTGACCTACCTGAGGGTGCAGTTGTTGAAGGTGCGGATATGCCAAAACCGGCAGACTATCTTTCGGCAAAGCAGAAGAACGGAGTGCCTCTCGGAGCAGATGAGATATACAAGGAAACTTGGTTGTGGCTTAAAGAGCGTGGTTGTGAACGGCTTGTCAATCCGAGATTGATTGAAGCGTATGCTCAGGCATTTGCAAGATACATTCAGTGTGAGGAGGCAACGAGCACCTACGGCTTGCTTGGAAAGCACCCGACCACGGGCGGAGTAATCTCGTCGCCGTTCGTACAGATGAGCCAGCAGTACCAAAAGAGTGCAAACCTTATTTGGTACGAAATTTATGATATTGTAAAGCAAAACTGCACAGTACCGTTTGAGGATAATCCGAACGATACTATGGAACTTTTGCTCAGGAAAAAGATGAAATGATGAACGAACAGAACGAATTGACACAATTTTTAAAAACACTTAAAAGATATAAACACAGGCTGAAAAGGCAGGAGCTTTTAACCTTGAGAGGACAGGCACTTCACGGTAACATAGCAGGAGCAAAGAAAGGCTTTTGTGTTTTGATGGAGGAAAGGAAAATGCAATATGAATAGAGTATCGGAGATGAACCTTGTTGACATAGACAAGCTGATTCCATATGTGAATAACGCAAGGACACATTCAAAGGAGCAAATCAACAAGCTGAGAGCATCAATCAGAGAATTTGGCTTTATCAACCCCGTAATAATTGACAGAGATTATAATGTCATTGCCGGTCACGGCAGAATTATGGCATCAAAAGAAGAGGAAATTGATAAAGTGCCTTGTGTATTTGTAGACTACCTTACCGATGCACAAAAGAAAGCCTACATACTTGCCGATAACAGAATGGCCCTTGATGCCGACTGGGACGAGGAACTTTTGAAGGTAGAAATTGAATCACTGCAAGGTGCTGATTTTGACTTGAGTCTGACCGGATTTGACGAAACCGAGCTTGCGGGATTTTTTGATACTGCCGATGACGCAAAAGAAGATGATTTTGATGTTGAAGAAGAACTCAAAAATCCTACAATCACAAAAAACGGTGACCTCTGGTTACTTGGAAATCACAGACTACTTTGCGGTGACAGTACTAAAGAAGAGTCCTACACGATTCTAATGAATGACAAGAAAGCAAATCTCGTTGTTACAGACCCGCCGTACAATGTAAACTACGAAGGCAGTGCGGGGAAAATTAAGAATGATAATCTTGAAAGTGATAAGTTCTATCAGTTTCTTTTCGATGCATTCTCTTGTATAAAAAATGCTATGGCTGATGATGCAAGTATCTATGTTTTCCACGCAGATACAGAAGGTTTAAATTTCAGAAAGGCATTTGCTGACGCAGACTTTTATCTTTCAGGTACTTGTATTTGGAAAAAGCAGAGTCTTGTTCTCGGAAGAAGTCCGTATCAGTGGCAGCATGAACCCTGTCTGTTTGGTTGGAAGAAAAACGGAAAGCACCGGTGGTATTCAGACAGAAAACAGACCACAATATGGGAGTTTGATAAGCCGAAGAAAAACGGTGACCATCCGACAATGAAACCTGTCCCCCTCATCGCATATCCAATTAAAAATTCAAGTATGAGCAATTGTATCGTACTTGACCCATTCGGTGGAAGTGGCAGTACCCTTATCGCCTGTGAACAGACAAATCGTATTTGCCATACCATTGAACTTGATGAGAAATATTGCGATGTAATTGTAAAGCGTTACATTGAACAGGTTGGTACTTCTGAAAATGTATTTGTTGTCCGTAACGGCAAAAAGGTTTCATACTCTGAACTCGTTAAGAAAGCAAAGGTTGAAAATGAATAGAAAGCTGACCCTCGGCAGTCTGTTTGACGGCAGTGGCGGGTTTCCGCTCGGAGGCTTGATTTGCGGTGTTACTCCTTTGTGGGCATCGGAAATTGAGCCTTTTCCTGTTCGTGTAACAACCAAGCGAATACCTGAAATGAAACATTTTGGTGATGTATCAAAATTAAGCGGAGCAACTCTCTCCCCTGTTGACATCATCACCTTCGGAAGTCCCTGTCAGGATATGAGCATTGCGGGTAAACGAGAAGGATTATGCGGTACAAGAAGCAACCTTTTTTACGAGGCTATACGAATAATCAAGGAAATGAGGTGTAAAACAAATGGAAAATATCCCAGATTCATTGTGTGGGAAAATGTCCCTGGAGCATTCTCGTCAAACAAAGGTGAGGACTTTAAGACAGTCCTCGAAGAAATCTGCAAAATCAAAGATGAAAGACTATCTGTTTCTAAACCTAAAAGTGGAAAATGGACTAACTCAGGGGAAATCATGGGAGATGCGTTTTCCGTTTGTTGGAGAGTCCTTGATGCTCAATACTGGGGAGTGCCCCAACGAAGAAAGAGAATCTACCTTGTCGCAGATTTTGCAGGCGAATGTGCCGACAAAATACTATTTGAGTCAGAAAGCTTGTCTGGGAATCTTACGCAGAGCGTCAGCCAGAGGAAAACAGCTACCACAGATGTTAAGAATTGCATTGGAGCAACAGGCTTTGACGGATACAATGCAAAACTGACGGGCAATGTATCTTCTACAATCGGTGCAAACTGCGGAATGTCTACAGGCAGAAACGGAGTAGTTTTGAATAACCAAGGCGGTAACAGAATGGATATTACCGAAGATGTGACTTGCACACTTCGTGCTGAGGCACATCACCCGCCTTGCGTTATTGATTCAGCCGGTTTCTGCACAGAACATTCAGCTAAAAGTCGAAGTATAGGCTATGAAAAGGAAATCTCCCCTACACTTCGTGCCGGCACAGTACCCGGAGCAGTGATGTTTGAAAATCATAGTCAAGACACACGATATACAGGGCCAATTGAAAAAGCACCCACCGTTCTTTCTACATATGGCACAGGCGGAAACAACCAACCTTTCGTAATTGAAAGTTCAAAATGTTTTGATGTCAGATTCACTTCTGAAGGGACAAAAAATGCAAGACATAATTGCTATCCTACAACAACAGCTAGAACGATTGATACAGGCGGAAACTCGCCCGATTCAAATCAAGGCGGAGTCGCAGTAGTAAGTATTCAAGGTTCAATGATTGGCAGAAAAGACGAAAATGGACCACAGGGAAACGGTGTAAACGAAGATGTCAGTTTTACGCTCAATGCCACGGACAGACATGCTGTATCTTACGGTATCGACAGGTCAGCTTTCAATCAAGGTGTAAACGCAAAGTATAATTTCGTGGTTGAATCCGAACTACAGCCCACAATGGTTGCAAGAGGTCCGGGTGCTGTTGCACACTCAGTGTATTCAACCAGTAAAAACTCATATCACACAATTGCAGAGAAAAACATAGCGAATACTCTTGTTGCATCAGATTTCAAAGATCCGCCGACTGTAAGTGAAGAACCCCTTTACATAGTACGAAGATTAACGCCGACAGAATGTGCAAGACTTCAAGGCTTTCCAGATTGGTGGTGCAGTGGTCTTGAAACTGAAAAAACTACCGATGAGGAAATTGATTTCTGGAGAAACGTTTTTAACACATACGCTGAAATCAACGGCAAAAAGCCTAAAACTGACAAGCAGATAATCAAGTGGCTTAAAAATCCTCATACTGATTCTGCTGAATACAAAATGTGGGGCAACGGTGTAGCTCTCCCCTGTGTTGTTTTTGTACTTTCACGCATTGTCAGTTCTACACAAGAAGATGAAAAAATCTCCTAATTGTTCTCGATTTTCGTATCTTGATTTTTCTCCATTTCAGAGTGATATATATATTACTAAATCGAGGAGGTAATATTTATGAAATTTCCAAACAAAGGAACGGTTGAAAAATTAAGGAAAGTATATCCTGTCGGCACAAGAGTTGAGCTTGTAAGCATGGATGACTTTCAAGCACCACCCCTAGGTACAAAAGGTATTGTAAAAGGTGTTGATGATACAGGCAGTCTGCTTGTTAACTGGGATAACGGAAGCGGTCTTAGTGTAATTTATGGAATTGACAAAGTACGCAAACTGCACACGACAAAAACTATCTGTGATAATGAAAAATAAATACATATCTCACTGATGATAAGATTGTCAGTGAGATTTTTTATACTCGTCATTTCTATATATAGAATATTCATCTCACAAATACACAATATATTGAGTGTATCTTTGTGTAGTAATCGTATTGCTATTACTCCGTAATGACGGTAATATACAGTCAACAAAAGGCAAAGAAAAGCCTAAAGCAACGGAGGACATTATGAATACAAAGACAGCAAGACAGATTGAGGAAATGAAAAAGCAGACAATCGGTGTTGAGATTGAAATGAACAGCATTTCAAGGAGCAAGGCTGCAAAGCTTGCCTCACAATTTTTCGGAACAGGTCGATACAAAAACACAGCCGACAGAAACAGCTACTGCACTTGGTCAGCATATGACGAGCAAGGCAGAGAGTGGAAATTCCAAAAAGATGTCAGCATTGCAGGAATTGACAGTGAGAAATGCGAAATGGTCACACCAATTTTAAACTATTCAGACATTGAAACCTTGCAGGAGCTTGTAAGGATATTAAGAAAAGCGGGTGCAAAGAGCGACTCAACAAGAGGTTGCGGAGTACACATTCACATCGGTGCAAAAGGCCACACGGCAAAGACAATCAGAAACCTTGCAAACATTATGGCAAGCCACGAACAGCTTTTGATTGACGCCTTAAACCTTGACGAGGTGAGAATAAGAAGATACTGCAAAACGGTAGATCCACGCTTTTTGGAACAGGTCAACAGAACTAGGCCTGAAACGATGTCACAACTTGCCGATGTATGGTACAAGAGCCATGATGAAAACTACGGCAGAAGTCACCATTACAATGGAAGTAGATACCATATGCTCAACCTCCACGCAACCTTTACAAAGGGAACGGTTGAATTCAGACTTTTCCAATTTGACAAGCCCGCAAACGGCAAGCAGAATGGACTTCACGCCGGACAGCTTAAAAGCTACATTCAGCTTTGCTTGGCACTCAGCCAAATGGCAAAGGAAGTTAAGTCGGCAAGTGCAAAACCTCAGCAAACAGAAAATCCAAAATACGCAATGAGAACTTGGCTTTTGCGACTTGGCTTTATCGGTGACGAGTTCAAGACAGCGAGAGATGTGTTCACAAACAGACTTTCGGGCGACACGGCTTTTAGGAACGGCAGAGTTGCTTGAAGTGATTAGGTTAAATGCCCCACTGACCGCTTTGGCGGTCTTAAGGTGGTAGAAGAACATATCTTCGGAAAGGATTGATTTTATGAAAAGGTTATACATAGCCTACGGAAGTAACCTAAATGTAAGGCAGATGAAAACGAGATGTCCGAACGCAAAAATTCTAGGTACGGCAAAGCTGAAAGGCTGGGAGTTGCTTTTCAAAGGGAGCAAGTCGGGTTCGTACCTTACCATTGAGAAAAAAGAAAATGCCATTGTGCCTGTGGTAATTTGGGAGGTCGATAAGACCGATGAAAAAGCACTTGACCGTTATGAGGGATATCCGACCTTCTACTACAAGAAGGATATCAAGGTGCAATACAAGGGCATCAGAACAGGCAATCGCAGAACGGTTACCGCCTTCGCCTACATTATGCACGAGGAAAGGCAAATCGGTGTACCAAGCCTTTTCTACCTCAACACCTGCCTTGACGGTTACGATACCTTTTATTTTGACAAGCAGATACTTCTCAATGCCTATCACAAGTCAAAGGAGCTGTACGAAAATGACCGATAACCTTGTTCAGTTACGCACCTGTCCCCGTTGTGGCGGGGTTTATTCCGGACACGGTGCAGTTTCAAGGGCAGACAATTTAACCGTTATCTGTCCCGACTGTGGCACACGAGAGGCCCTCGAAAGCATTGGTGTTGATGAAAAGGAGCAGGAGAAAATTCTTGATACTATTCACAGGTGTGAGAGGTGAATTGATCTGAGTTTTCTTTTTGTTGTGTATTGACTTTAAAAATATAACTGATAGAATTATTCATATGAGGATGAAAGATAAATCGTATTTTATTTAGGTTCGTTATTATACAATTTAGTCGATAGAGGTAAAATATGGGACAGTTTGATTTCACTTATGAATTGCCAAATAATTTTAATAGTAGTTTGATTCAGTTTTTACAACAAAACAGAAGTACTGATGTGGCACAAGCGTTTCAACGATGTAAATATGAATATCAGGATTTAGGCTTAGCATATTATGCAGGGCTAAGAGGAGATACTTGGGACAAAAAAGCGGTTGACTTTACTTTTGAGGGTTCAGAAAAAGATATTAGTTTACTTAAATCAAGAAACGAATTTTTAAAAAAGATTATTAATAAAGCACTTAAGCCAAGTGTGTCAGGATATCTTGTTAATGTTGCTTTTCGCACAAAACGAGAAAAGTTTTCGCATAAAATAGAAAAAGTGCGTTTTTGTAAAAATGTATAATGTTGCAAAAAAATACCCACGCAGATTTTGATTTTCTGCGTGGGTATTTTCATTTTTTATTCATTTTTCTGTGTCCATTTTGCTCTACAATAAGGTTTTTGCCTGTTTTTTTAATCTTATTTGGCTTATATTCGAGTAAATCGGCAATATTGCAGTCCAAAACCTCGCATATTCTATCCAAATGCTCAAGATTAATTCTATCGCACATTTCATTATAAATATCGCAGATAGTAGCAGGTCTTATTCCTGATTTTCTGGCAAGCTCGGCTTGTGTCATCCGATATTTTCCAAGTATTGCAGATAAATGGATTTTAATCATAATAACGCCCCATGAAATATAATACCTGATTGCGTTATTATTTTCATTATTTTGTAATAAAATTACTGTTTTAGTAATTTGTAATAATAATTTCCTTAAACTCTTCTCGGTTTGAAGCTGTAACTGGAAGGAGGTTATATCTGCTTATGCTCTGAATTTTATAATCTTTGTAAAGATTTCTGATAAAATCACAATCATTATAAGATAGTATAAAACGCCCTTTAATCGCATTTAAAACAGCATTTAAACGGATATGGTCATCTTTATTAAAGCTGCTGTAATTTCGATTATAATAATGTTCTGAGGCTACATATGGCGGATCTATATAGAACACAGCTTTTTCACGGTCATATGTTTTAATAAGTGATTCAAAATCCCTGTTTTCTATTATAACATTTTTCAGCCTTGCTTGATAAGTAGGAAGAGCATCCATTATATTACTTATCGTTTTCACGGCTGTAGCAAACGAACTTCGATTACTGCCAAAGCTGCACTTTATAAGATATAAGTACCGGGCTGCTCTCTGTAAGTCAGACAGCTCAATTTTATTTTCAATCTCATAGCGATACTGATTAAATAATTCACGGGATTGAAGCCAGTCAATTTCAGACTGCAATTGTGAACAATTATACTTAATTTGACGATAAAGATTAATCAAATCACCGTCAATATCATTGAACACTTCCATTTGACCTTTGATTTTATTTTTTCCAAAAAGCACCCAGCCTGCTCCGCCGCATACCTCTATGTAACGCTCGCACTCAGCAGGAATAAGAGAAATTATTTGATTTTTGATGTGACTTTTGCCACCTATCCAGCCTATAAAACTTTTCATTTTGTACCTCCATAATATTAATGTTTGGGGCATTATTATGAAGGGAAAAATAATTTATTTGCTCTCGACCTCCGGCAAGCCTGCTATACTTGTAAGGACAGATAGAACACCTGCCAACGCACTGGTTGACAATACAACTGCCCAATCAACCTCTCTTATCATTGCTGTTGTTCCAATTGTTGCAATAGCTGTCTGAGCAACAGTTTTCACGGCTCTAATGCCAGCCGCTTTTGCCCAATTTTTAAAATTTTTCTTAGTCATATTTACCTCCGTTATGTAAGTGTAATCTGCAAGCCGTCAATCTTTGTGTCAAACACACCTGCGTAACCGTCCTGCTCTGTATCGTGCTCGGTATTATGCTGATATGGCATAAATTTGTTTTTGCCTTGCTTGCGTGCTCTGTATGTAGCCTTGAAGTCGCTCACGCCGCTAAACTCGACCTGTATAGCGTCAATGACTTTGCCTTTAATGCCTGCATAGCCGTTATTGCTGTCGTTGATGTCATAACCGTCAACCCACGGCAGCCAATCACCGTTGAGCATGTGCACTCTGTATTTGATGTTGCCTTTGCTGACTTTAATCGCAACTGCCGAAATAGCTTGTTTCTTTCGTCCTGCTACATTTGATAACCCCTTGACCTCATTGTACCACTTGCCGTCTGCAAAGACTCTATATGTCAGCGTTGGCTTTTTAACATTTGTTTCAGATTTGCCGAAGATGTTATCGTTGTAAATTACATTTGTGTCAATGTTACCGCCGTAACCGCTGACCTTGCCCGTTGAGCTGTTCTGCCAAATATCACAGTCAATCTCTGCTTTGTCATTGTACTGTGCAAGCCAGATACTGTACTTTTTCTTTAACTTATCATAATCAAGATAATTATTAAACCAATTCAGATTAGCATATACACCTGCTCTGTAGTTACTTTTCTTGATAGTTTCGCAGAAGCGTTCTGCAATCTCTGTAAGTTTTGCTTTGCCGAGTTTAGTTTGTGAATTATCTTCCAAATCATAATAAATCGGCATATCAAGAGATTTGTTATTAATGCACTCAAGACAAGCCTTTGCCTCTTTTTCTGCATCGCCGACGCTGTCTGCGTAACTGTACCAATAGACACCGATTTTAAGTCCAGCCGCTTTAGCGTTGCGATAATGGCTTTCAAACATACTGTCTTTCTGACTTGATTCTCTGCCGTAGCCTGCTCTTATAATGACCGCTTTTATACCGTCGTTTTTCATTTTGTTAAAATTAATGCCTTGCTTAAATTCTGAAATATCAACACAAGTAATTTTTGACATATATTAAACCTCCCATACAGCCATAACAGCGTTATAATATTCTTCTGAAAGCTGTTCTTTTAAGATTGACTTATCCTCATCACAGTTTTTGTAAGCGTTGCGAACATTGCCGCCGACCTGCATTTCTGTGCCGTCGATAACAACAAACTTCTGTCTTAATACGCTTACACTGTCTTTTGTAAGCATATCGAGTGTGATTTTTTCTTTAAGTTCCATAGAATTACCTCCTACTGTCTTATATATGTAATTGTAAAATTGATTTTCTCGTCCTCTGCAAATTTATCCGTTGGCGAGCTGATGTAAAGCCATGAGCCGTCAAGACGGATATTTCTCAGCTTATTTGTAGTTGAGTACACAGCAATACTCGAAAATCGACTTTCGTTTTTTGCAGGGAAAGGCAAGCCTGCCATCTGAATATACGATTTATCCGCAACAAGTTTTGTAATATTTACCGACACCGTAACCACCTTGCCGTTTTTCACATAGTTAAAACCGCCCTCGTTGCCGTCATAAATCGCCTGCGCAGGAGATAATTCTCCTGTACCGCTCTCGAAATTTGAGCGGTCGTACTTCGCCGCAATACTTTGATTAAGGGTATTAACACAGTTATATAATGTGCCGCTCGTTACATAGTTAGGACTGTTCTTCACAGGTACAGTATCAAACGGCATTTTGTTAAGTTTGTCCTTTAGTGCCTTATCCAGATATTTTTTATCATAAGCATCGGTAATTCCGTAACCGGCAAGAGTATCCGCCTTGTCCGCTTTTGTAAGTACTTCATCTTTTACTTTTTCGATTGCTGCGTTTATGTCATCTTTTGTTGCGAGTGTACCGCCGTTCGTTTCGTATTTTGACTTACTGTTAATAGCTTTTTCAGTGATTTTAACAATAAAATGCTGTGCTGTAATAACAGCTCCGCTGCTGTCAGACAGCACAACCTCACATTTAGTCACGCCCGGCAAAGATAAGACTTTATCGGTAAGCTCAACAACAATTACATTATTTGATATTGTGCAATTTTGAGACTCTGCAACTATAACATTATTAGTTACAGCGTTAAGAACAGCAGTCATTGTACTGTCAAGGGTAACTTCTGCATCATTAGCTGTAAGTGTTACATCAATAAATCTTGATTTTTTGTCTAATTGATGACTGTATAAAACCGGAGTTGATGTATTTTTGAGCAGGTCTAAATTAAGTTTGTAATGCTGTATGTTCATCATTGCCTCCTGTTTCTTCTGCAAAAATGACTTCGGATTCAGCAGGAGCTTTATCCTTATCGTTTTCACAAACTGTTTTTTCTTCTGTGATAAATTTCATAATAACCTCCTACCAAGTTGCTTTTTGTAAAATTCCGTTTTTGAATGTCAGCGTAAATTCTTTCCATGTATTTGCTGTACCGTCACTTCTGAACGATGTAACATAGTAACCTTTAAAAGTTCCGCTAATAGAACCGCCCTCAAATTTCCAATCGCTCAAAACTGCTTTGCGTAAATAATTGTTATGTAAATTAAGATCACACCCGGTATGAAGTTGGTCTTTTTCGTAATCGTCAGAAAGCTTTTGAGCAGTATATGTTAGTTTCATAGTGAATGCTTCTGCATCGTCAGAACTCATATATGCCCATGTCATATACGCACTATTTGAATTGAGGTCAAAAGCTAAGCCTCGTTTGCTGTCATCGTTTAAATATGAGTTTGTACCAATCGAGCCGACTTCATTATCGTTGTAATAAAAGTCTTGTCCATACTGATTAAGTGACATGAGCTTTTTATCTGATATGTTATAAATATTAAGCTGTGCATTTTCAAACTTTATGTATTCCGAGATATTATTCCATGCAATCCTCACATCTTCCGCCGATTGCTGTAAAAGCGTACTCCAACGATTTGTGCCAACCACTTTATTGACTTCGAGAAAAAGTCCCTCTGCGGTCTGAGTAAACAATGATTCATTAACAGAGCTTGCCCAAGATTCAGACACATGGAGAACAGTTGTGTCTAAATCTTGCTTGATTTCATTTACTTTAGTTCTATCGTGTAGCTGCTGAGCATTAAGCTCTGTAATGCGATTATTTATCGTTGTTAATTTGCCTGTGATTTTTGCAGGAATTGAGGAAAGTGTAACTGTATTCAAAATTGCCTTTGCAGGGTATTCTTTTATTTCAACAATGCGATAGTTTTGTTTTCTCTTGCGGTTACGGTCAATTAGAGTGACTACATCATACAAGCTATACGAAAGAATATCTTTGTAAATTTCCGGTTGAGCTTTGGCTAGGTCAATAACCTTGCAGGTATATGATTGCTCCGGTTGTGCCATATTTGCAAGTTTAACAACTGCATCGTCATAAAGTGATTGAGCGTTAGTATAGCGTTCATCACGCCACACGCTGCTGATTACCTTGTCTGTATAATCGTGATTTTCTATGTAGTCACAGCCGTTATTAACACTTGCAATAGATAAGCCGTCTTTGCCGTAGGCATACAGTCTTGTGACCAATCCCGATGAGTTGCCTTTGAAGTTTAAGTCTGTAAGATTTAATTCGTCTGTAAAATATACTCCTTTTTGCTTTGTGATGTTTTCAGGCTTTATAAGAGTAATTTGCTTTCGCTTTGTATTAAACTCATATACATTGCCGTAGCTTGTAGAATTAGTGCATTGATTTAAAATATCAAGCACAGTTACATCAGTAAGTTCAAAGCTGCAGCGCTTGCTTACAAGTGTATCGTTTTTTACAGTCCAGTCAGTGTTAGAAAGAATTTCCGTACAGACATTATGAAAACTCTCGGTAGTCTTATTAAAACTTGTAAACATATCAGCACGAAGGTCGTCAAGATTTAACTCACAAACAATTGTAGATACAGTCTTGCGTTCGTTGATACTTTTAATCAAATATCTCTGATCATCGTATTCAACCTCACCGTCCAAAGCAAAATATTTATACAAGCTGTGCTTAGGCGATATGTCAAATTGCAGGCTCATCATACCGCCGTAGGTTTTTGTAACGCAAAAGGTGCTATCAATATCTGTAAACAGCTTTACATCATTGTTGTAAAAGATTTTTAAAACCATTTAAACACCCCTTAAATCACACATAAACAGGCGTGTAAATTACCTGAATATCAGCCTGAGAATTATTACAGCTTATTGTATTAGCTCCGGGATAAAGCAAAGGAAAATCAATTAAGGTGCTGTCAAGGAACTTATTAACTCCGCCGAGCGTAATTAAACCAAGCTCACCGTCAAGAACTAACGGTGTATTTGCCGAAATATTAATAACAACTATTCCCATAATTGAAAGCAATGAGCTTTGCTCGGGTAATGTCACCTTAAGCTTAAACTTACAGGGAGTAGTTGACTGACAATATATTTTACCGTTCGGGGCAACGGTTGCGGTGATTGTAGGCTTGTGACGGACAGCCATAAAGGTGTATGTAACATCGTGCTCTCCGCTGCTGTCAAATGTAGCAGCGGAGATTGAAGTAACAATTGAAGTGTATATGTATCCGTCCGGCAAAGCTATTTCAACTGTTTTACCGATTAGTTCTGCCTCAAACCTTGCAATATTATCGGTCGCAGCTGCGTATCTGTCCGTAATCTCTGTTCCTTTTGCAGAACAACCGTCCAAGCAAGGAAAGAATGTAAGAGTAACAGTCAGCGTTCTTGTTCCGTATTCGGTTGAATACAGTGCAGGCATTTTGACAAGATTAGTATTAGCTGAAACATTATTTGTAAGCGTTGTACCGCTTACAGCATAGCTAAGCAGTCTTGCACTGTAATTAGAAATATCAATGTTATTTACGGACATCTCTGTCATAGATTGTTACCCTCCCATGCTAATTCCTCCGACATATACGGAGCAGTCGCAACAGCAAATTCTCTGCCGTCAACCTCAAGATGATTTACTATGTTGCCTTGTAGCACTACTTTTTGTTTATCGGTATTTTGCATATCAACTGTATGCACTACATTAGCAGTGAGCTGTTCTGCTACAAAGTTTTTGCCTTCGGCTACGGCAGCACGCATTTTTGATATTAAACTGTCAGCTGATATACCCGATTTCAAGCGTTTGGTAAATGTTGACGCCACATCATCAGCTTGCTTATAAAGTTTTGGTGCTTCATCTTCAAGACCGTTTTCGCCACCCTCAAGAGTATATTTAAAAATCTTTTTGAAAACTTTTGACGGAGAATGTTCGTCAAAGACAGATTTAAAAATATTGATTACTGACGAAGCTATGTTAGATGCTGTATTGAACATAGTATCTTTCATACTGCTAAGTCCTTCAATACCACCTTTTACAGCATTTGCAAACGCTTCTTTAGTATCATCGGGCATATTTTTCATTGGTTTGTGAAAAGCGTCAACAATTTCCTGCGACTTCTCGTTCGTCTTTCCGGAATATGTTTCATACAAGCCTTCAAGCGCAAGAAACCCGCTAAGCTGGTTTTGATAATTTTTATCGTCAAGTAATTTTTGCTGACTGTTTCTTGTTTTGGTTATTGCTTCAATGTGGCGTTGATTTTCTTTTGCTTCTTGTTGCTGCATTTCATCATATGCCACCTGACGCATTGTTTCATAATCAATACCCTGTAAGCCTTCATCTCTGTAATGTTGAAGTTTGTCATAGTAATCTTGTTCAATTTTACCGAGATTTACAGAGTGATTGTAATTCTCTGTTTCTTCATCATCATTGAGTTGATTAAGTCTGTCAGTGTAATCTGTCATTACGCTTGCTCTTTGCTTGTATCCATCTTCAATTATTGCTACAGTGTCTGCAGCTTGTTTATTAGCTGAATCAATAGCATTTTGATATGAATCTTCTGCAGCTTTAACATCTGCATCGTGTTGTTCTTGAGTGTAATCTGAATTTGTTTTAAGCTTTTGATCAAGTAATGCAACTTCCTCGGTATATTGCTCATAAGCTTTATCAATGACAGCTGTTCGTGTTTCTTCTGCTGAATTTTGTATTCTTTGAGAACGAGAAATATACTCATCAAGTGAAACATCAGAAGAGTTGCACAGTGCTTGAGCTTGAGAAACAACAACATTTTGCTTCGCTTGCTCAATTGCAAGCTCTTGAGCTGCAAGTTCATGCATTTTTTGAAACAATTCATCAAGTCTTGATATTTCATCACCGGTTAGCTTTCTGCGTTCTTCTGCTGCTGTTGAACAAACATCAGTTATTTCCTTTTGAACGCTGTTCATATTGTCTGAAAGCTCTTGTTTTTCATCTTCTGATATAATTATTTCTTCATTAAAGTTATCAAAGATACTTCCTGCATTTTCTACGCCTTCAAGAAAATCAGTAAATTTGCCGCCGATTTCTTCATATGATTCGCCAAGCCTTTGGTTGCTGTCTTTGAGCTTCTCCTGAGCAATTTCAAGATTAGATGTTTCATTTGAAGAATCAGACATAACACCGCACATAATAGTAATACCTGCAGTTAGAGCAGCTACTGCTGCAACAACAATACCGATAGGATTTAAGCTCATTGCTAAATTCCACGCATACTGTGCCGCTGTAGCAAGTGTGATTTCGCCTGTGAGAGCGGCTACCGCTATCTGCTTGAGCGTTATTGTTCCGAGCGATGCAGCTTCGGCTAAACTTTCAGCTGTAACCGCTGCTGTGTGAGCTTGGAATAGTGAAGTAATAGTGGATATAATAGTGTATGTTTTGAATGCTGCATATAAAGATGTGACAATAGGTAAAAGTATGTCAAATTTATCAGCAAGAAAATCAACTGCTTTAGACAAAGGTGGCAAAACAACCTTTGTTACATTTGTAAAAGTCTTTCCAAGGTTGACAACAATGTTTTTTACGCTGTCAATAGCCTTTTTAAGACCACCGTTTTCAAATGACTTTTTAATAGTGTTTACAGCCTCTTTAACGGGTGCTTGAAGTTCTTTGGGCAACAGCTTATTAAGATTATCAACGAGTTCTGAAACAATAACCTTTGCGGCTTTGATTAAGTCAGGTGCGTGTTCGATAACGCTTGTTATTAAAGTCTGAATTATATTAACAGCAGACTTTGCAAGTTTATCGGCATTGTTTGCTATACCGTCAACAAAAGCCTGTAAAAAGTCAACAGCGGCATTCAGCATTTCAGGTGCAGCCTCAGCCGCTTTTACTGCAAGCTCTCCAAAAATAGAGCCTGCCTCTTCAATCATTTCCGACAGTCCGCCGTTTTTGAAAGCCTCAGTCAAGCGGTTTACATAGTTTTGTGCCTCGACAGCTGCTTCTTGCAAGGGTTCTGACATACCCTCATAAATTTCAATGCCTAAGCCCTCAAGTCCTGATTTAAGAATAGTAATTTGACCTTGCAGGTTATCCTGCATTGTATCAGCCATTGCTTGAGCCGCACCGTCAGCGTTGTTGATGTTCTGAGTAAGGTTGTCAAAGTCGCTGTCGCTTGCGTTGATAATCGCAAGCATACCGCTCATTGCTTCTTTACCAAAGAGAATGCTTGCTGTAGCAGCCTGTTCGGTTTCGCTCAATCCGCTAAACTTCTCTCTAAGCTGTTTCATTACATCTATAAGAGGCAAAGCGTTACCCTCTGCATCAGAGATTGATATGCCGTATTCAGCCATTACATTTGCCATAGCCTCAGTCGGAGAGGCAAGGTTAGAAAGTGCAGTCTTTAGGCTTGTTCCTGCCATACTACCTTTAACGCTTGCGTTAGCCATAAGACCGAGAGCAAGGGAAACATCTTCGACAGAGTAGCCCATTGTGCCGGCAAGAGGAGCAACATATTTAAAACTTTCACCAAGCATAGATACATTAGTATTTGCACTTGATGAGGCTTTGGCAAGTACATCTGCAAAGTGTGTGCTGTCTGATGCTTTAAGGTTAAACGCTGTAAGTGCATCTGTAACAATATCTGATGTTGTTGCTAAGTCCAAACCGTCAGCGGCGGCAAGGTTCATAATACCGTCAATACCGTTGAGCATTGACTCTGTGTCCCAGCCTGCCATAGCCATATATTGTAAAGCAGATGCCGACTCGGATGCAGAGAACTTTGTTTTTGCACCCATTTCTTTTGCCTTATCGGTCAGACTTTGCAATGAATCATCTGTTGCACCGCTGATTGCAGATACTTTTGACATAGCAGCCTCAAATGACGAGCCGACTGTTGCCGCTGCGGTTGCTCCTGCACCGAGTGTGGCTGTAATACCTGCGAGCGTTGCTGTTACAGCAGATACACCCGCTTGAGCAATTGATTTTATTTTATCAATACCGCCCTTAAAGCCGCTTGTATCTATTTTTGTATCAATTTTAATAGAGCCATCATATGCCAAATTACTCACCACCTTTAAGCGTTGAGGTCATCGGCACATAATGGCTCTACTTGACCTTATTTATTTTTGTTATCGTTTATTACGATTTCAAACTGTTTCTTACAGTTTCGTCCCTTGCAGCATACAAAAATGCCCCTACACCTTGACGATTTGTCAAAGTATATGGGCATTTCATAACCACAGTAGGGGCATTTTACTTTTGATTTATTTTTCATCATTTAAAATTAAAATCAATTACTCTAATATTATCTTTTTGAGCTTCTGATATAGATAAAGTCCCATTTTCAAAAGATACCTTACCTGTTTTATAATTAACAAGTATATCCATTTGTTCCTGTAAACTTAAACCGAAAATATCAGACTTTAACATTCTTACAAGTGCTTTGTAACAAATATCATCAGTACTTTCAGTCGATAAAATTACATTAATATAATCTACTGAAATTTTATTATCAAGTTTAAGCAGAGCAATATCTATATCAATCTTGTCATTATCCGAATTAACCAAGTATAGATTGTCGCTGCATTTTTTATATGTAAAATTTACACCATCTATCGTAAAATCAGACACAATACTTTGAATGAGGTCGTCTTCACTTAATGTAGATAAAACATCACTTTGTGTTGTTTCAGGTTCAAGAGTAGTTTCCTCAACTGCTTTAGAAGCAGGAGATGTTATTTGCGTAACATTTTCAAAAGTAGGATTTGAATTATTAACATTACTTGAGCAAGCTGTGCAGTTGATTGCAAACAATGACAAGATAAGAAAACATAAAGTCTTTTTCATAGTACCACCTCGTGAAATAATATAACTTTAACAATATTATACAAATTTCACAATAGATTGTCAATTGTTTCTCCGTTTATCAGTGCATCTTCAATGTTTGATATTTGCTTTTGCACTTCTTTTTTGAGCGGAAGTTTGTACTGCTTTTTCATTTTTTGATAAAATGCTTTTTTGTGAGGCAGTCATCTTTGAATTGATTTCAATAGACCTGTAACCCATTATTTTTACAAACTCTGTACTATCAGACAATGACAACATCAGTGCGTGAAACTTCCACCAGTGAAGCTTTTCCGAGTTTAAATCAATATGATACTGCTGCATAAAAGCGGCACAGATATAACCGTCATCATATTCGTAACTGAACACTTCTTTATGAGATTTACCGTTGACCTTTTGAGGAGGCTTTCCACAGCGGTAAAACCAAAGAATTTGATTTACAGTCGTTTCATCAGCAAATGACGGAGGTTGATTTTTGCAAAAAACAAGTTTTTTAATATCAGCTAAAGTATTTTCTGCTTTTTCCGCATTTTCCGATAAAAGCATTTCAAATTCCAACCAAGTTCTGAAATCAGTGTTGATTTTGTATTCCGTCCCGACAATGTTCAATCTGTCGGGCACAGAATTAATAAGCATATTCATCACTTAACAATCTTTTGACGGTTGATGTAATGATTTTTGTGCTTATTTCTACGCTGCTGACGGTTGCCGAGTTTTGATTTATACTGTTCGCCGACTGCCTTGTCAAGCTTATTAACCGCAACAATAACGCCCTCATACGCATTAATGCAGGTTGTAAGATTTACCGATTCACCAAACACCTTTTTTGCAGTACCTTCACCGAAAACATCATCAAAGAACTCAAAAATAGCAGTGCACTGAATACGAATAAGCTCTGACCTGCGTTTACCGTTTGTATCAAGCTGTTTCATTTTTGCACTTACGGTATCGTTTGCTTTTTCGTAGCGTTCCATTTCGAGGGCATCGGCTACATCAATGTCAGGAAGTGTTACATTATTAATAACCATTATTTATTCCTCCTTATGATTTAGCTGTAAAAGTTTTAGTTGATGTGTCAAAAGTACCCTCAATAGGGTCACCCTTGCCTAAAAAGTTACCTGTGCAGCCCATTTCGCCGTCATCATTTGTAAAAGATGCAACTTCGACAGCGACATTAAACTTGCGTGCGTGATATGATGCACCCGTTGAACCTTCCTTCTGGTCGAGGTCAACGATAACATACTCGGTTTCTGCATCTTCGCCAACGAGCTGATTTTCACCTATGTTCACGATAAAGTTAATAGCGTCCTGCTCTCTAATCTGGTCAATATCAAAAGCAGTAGTCCAATCATATCCGCTGATTGACTTAGTTGCTGATTTATCACATACATACTTACGGCTCTTAGTCTGAGCTGATGGATTTTCATCAAGTGTTTTTGCACCGACACCCAAAAGTGCAAATGCTTTTTCTTTGCTGCCGTTACTGCAGTTAAGATAATTTGCCTGCATTCTTCTCTGTCTAATTACTTCAGCCATTTTTTACCTCCAAATTTTTAGTATATTCCAAACGGCACTGTATTTGATACCTTGCCGTCTTCGTATCATTGTTCATTACATAGCCTGATGACAAAACCTTGATTGACTGAGCAGTACAGCAATCAGGGAGCTTAGGTAATTTGCGGTTTATGTTCTGTTCTGCAATCCAATCCTCAAGCCTTTCGTAAAATTCAAGGTTTGCCATATTTATTCCGTTTTCCTGACTGTAACATTCTCGGCTTGCAAAGATAAAGAGATACTGACACTTAGCCGAGCCGTCAATGTAGCTTTTTACTACAGTTTTGCAAGGTACAGTTTCAATGCTGTACTGCTCTGCATCTTCGCCGAGATAGTCAACATTCAGCTCTGAATCAGCCTCAAGAATTTCACAGTCACAAAACCATTTAAACAATGATTTTATAATTGATGTTTCCATTATTTACCTCCGCACTTTTCCTTTGCGGTTTTCAAAATGTCTTCCAAGTGGTCTGCTTTCATACGCTCGAACCAAAACTTACCTCGCAAACCGCCTTTTGAAGTACCTTCTTTGCCTTTGCCGGCATTCATATAGTAATTTGTGTGAGCATAGACAGCATCGTAAATAACTTCACCTTTACCAATCTTAGTGCCTGTAATGCCACTCTTTTTAAGATAGCCTGTGTCAAAAGGCACATAAGGGTCAGAACGGCGGAGGACTTCGCTGTCAACAATTTTCTGTACCTTGCCCTCAGCCTGCAAGCCACGGTCTTTAAGCATTGTTTCAGTAGTGTTAAAAAGCAGTTTAATTATCATTTAACCACCAATTTAATGTGCTTTGAATAGTTAGACGCATTAAGATTTTCAGTCACAGAAACAATCTCAAGTGCGTCATAGTTTTTAATTAAATCCGCTGCGTTTGATATATCGCAGTCAACCTCGCCTTGGACGATATAATCGCCTTTCTTGAGCGTAAAGCAGTTGTAAGCCTCATCGGCAGGCATTGCCTTGTAGGTTGCCTTGTCAACATAATTTTCAAGAGCCGAGTGTGGCACACGAATGATGTACTCCTCACTGCGCTTGACTTCCTTATCGGACACAAGCAGCTGGTCTGCACCATGGAAATTTACATCACGCAATGTGTATTTGCTCCATAGCTTTTCACGCCCTAAGGCTTTGCTGCAAAAAAGAGTTATAGTTGTATGATTAGTAAACATCAGCATACCCCCTGATACAGCAAGCCTGTGTTGTATAGCTCTTGTCTGATAGCTTTAAACATTGCCCTTTTTTCTCGGTCTGCAAGGTCATCTGCGTTGTAGTCCTTGTATGTAACACTGTAACCGTCTGTGTTCTCGGACTTAATACCTTGCGGAATATTTGCCACGCTCTGACGGAGTTCATATGCCGCCTCGGCAGCGGCGCAAACAGCATTTTTTACAGGCTCAGTAACCTTCTTAACACCGCCGTTGACAATATAGTTGATCAGCCGTTCAGCCTTGCGTGCATAGCTGTTAAACTCCTGAGCAGGTATCAAAGTACCTGCCCAAGAATCTGTATAATAAGAATAATCTGCAAACATATCAAGATACCTTAATATTCCTGAAAACGCCGCACTTAGTTGTATTTTTGAGTGCGACAGCGGCAACCATTTCAACCTCTGCTTTCTTAACTGCACCCGGTGCAGTAAGGTCAGGCATATATGTTTTAATGATTGATGAACCGCTGAGGGAAACTCCGTGGAAAGCATCAAGACCAAGCTGTACAGCATAAAGGTCGGTAAGTCCTGTTACCTTTGAACTTGATGCACCTGTTTCATAGATTGGTACACAGGGAACAGTGGCACTGCCGTTATAGAAGTTGCCCATATCATAGAAAATAATATCGTCATATCCTCTTGCTGTTTTGCCAAATGCGTCCTCTGACTTTGTAAGATAGCCTGCACGCTGAGCAACACTCTTGAGCTTTGCAATGATTTTACTGTTTCCAAGGAACATTGTCGGCTTGCCGTCAATTCCTGAGAGAAACTCATTGAGCATATCAATCATTGACTGATAGTTGCTCGTAAGGAGTGCCGAGGTAGAAAGGTCAATAACCGTCTTGTCCGTTCCTGCATTGTACTCTGTGCTTGTACCCTTGAGCATAGTGGAAAGACCGTCAAAATCAACCGACTTATCAGTCTTTGAACCATTAATGCAAGTGTACTGGAAGTAGTTTTTTGTTGCCTTTGTCTTCTGCTCAAGCTGAAAAGCAATCTCATCTGTTGTCGCCTCTTGAATTACTCTGTCAACCTCAGCAACACCGCCGAAGATTTTAAGGTCAACGGTTTTCTTGACTTTCTTTGCCTCATTGGCTGTGTATTCGCTGTTAATAGCTCTGCCGGCGGCGGTTGACGGTGTCTGTAACTGCAAGTAGCCGTATGTCATTGTTGAACCGCCGACACCCGGAGATACGGCATCATCAAATGTTAGTTCATCCATAAAAAGAGAACCTCTGCGGAGAGTATCAATTACCTCCTGTGTGACCTTGTCGGCTCTGCCGACACTTGCTTCTGCTAATGTAATAGGCATATGTTTTCCTCCTTATTTCTTGTAAAAATCTTCAACGGCAGACTTGATGTTTGAGCCGGACTTTGCTTTCGCACCGCCCGTGGGTCCGCCGAGGTTTAACTTTTTCTGTGGTTCATCAGACTTGAAAAGAAAAGGCTTGTTTGTTTTAAGCTCTGCAAGCTGTTCGTCAAGTCCTGTGATACTGCCGTCTTCTCCCTGTGCAACCTTTGACATATCAAGATTAGCCTTGACAGATACCAAATCCGCAGCACCTGCGTTGTTGATTGCAGATTCAACCGCCTGCTCAAACTTGTAGTCGTTGAGCTTTTTCTCGCCGTCTGCCTGTGCCTGTGCAAGCTTTGTCTGCCAATCAGGGTCATAACCCTCAAGATTAGCGTTTGCGGTTTCGAGCTGCTTTGACACATCGTCATACTTTTCTTTTTCAATGTACTGACCGCCTGCAAGGTTACCGAGCTTGACATCTGCAGCATTGTTTACCTTTTCGGCAAACTGTTCAAATGTCAGAGCCTCATCACCAAACAAGGCTTTAAGGATTTCCATTAAGTCCATAGTTTTACCTCCGTTTAAATTATTTTTGAGTAATATTAAAAGCCCCCGAAAATCGGGAGCTTATAACCTAATTTATTCTACCGGTTCATATGTCCTTGCAAATATATCAGGTTTGCAAGGATATTTTTCACCATTAACACCAGTAATAATATAATCACCGGGACTTGCTGTCATATCACCTTCAAGTGTATGTATAACGATTTTTTTGTCAGTTTGATATGCGTCAATAATTACCGGTCTTTTTCTGTATTTTGCCATGAACATTCATCTCCAAATAAAAAATTAAGCAAAAGTAAAAGGAGTATTTCAAATACCCCTTTAAATACCTTTTAAAATTGTTTAATTTGCGTTTTAATTGATTAGTGGTGTAACTTTACATTTTTAATTAAAATGCGATATAAGACAATTTTATGCATTTGATTTATTAGCATAAACATTATCGTACAATATATCATCATATACTTTTTGAGCTTGTCTTCCCAAGTCACTATAGTCATAACCATTTTCATCCCAACAATCAGGATTCATAGCAAGCCAATCCGAAAAAGCTACAAGAGCATCTCTTGCTGAATCTGAGTTTAATATTTTATCTGCATTTGGAATGTGCTTTTTAACAAATTTTTTGTTTTTATCATTTATTATAATCATAATATAATATCCTCTCCAAATGATGTAGCTTGAACAAGCAATTTGTCTTTTACGCTATATACGAAAGAACAACTTTTACCAGTAATATTTATGCGTTCAT